GATTATCGTTATAAATGTAAACAAGAACCTATTAGAAGTTTTTGTGAATCAAAGATTTGTGTCAAAAGAAAATTTGGTGTTGGAGAAAATGTTCCAACTCCTGAAATAGAAAGAATAGAAAAATATCCATCACATCCAACAATTTATATTGTTTATCTTGATGGTAAACCAGTTGAAGTAGACAGAGCAACACTTCATGAATTTGATAAATTTTCTATGGAAGTAATGGATCAGTTAAATCAAGTGTTAATGCCAATAGGTAAAATGGTTTGGAAAAAACTATTACATAAAATTATGTCTAATAAAGATACATTTAAAATATTAGAAGTTCCGCAAGCAGCAAGACTTGATTATCAATTAAAAGAATTACTGGGTGATTTTTTAAATAGAGCAACCGGTAAGACTATGGAAGATGTTAAAAGAGGAATTCCATTTACAGAAAATGGTCATAGTTATTTTAAATATCAAAGTTTTAATAATTTTTTAAAAAGAAGTAAATCTTGGGACATACCAAAAGCAAAGACACAAAGAATGTTAACAGAAATATTTAAAGCAAAAGAAGAAGTTTTAAAATTAGATAAAAAATCTATGAGAATATGGAAGATTGAAACTGTTAACGTAGATAAACCAACTATTACAGAAACTGTAATGAAGGATCCAGCATTTAAATGAAAAGAATAATTATTCCAGGACCTCCTGGAACAGGTAAAACATATCATTTAATTAATAACTATCTTAAGAAAGAGATTGAAGAATATAAAACTCCTTCAGATAAAATTGCTTATTTAACATTTAGTAATGCTGCAACTAATGAAGCAAAGAAAAGAATTTTAAATACCTTTCCAATGGTAAAAGAATTTCCATACATATGTACTATGCATTCACTTGGAACAAAACAATTAAACATAGATACAAACACACAATTACTTAAAGATGAAAAATGGAATGCATTTAAAAACTTTTCACAAATTTGCAAAGATTTATCTTTTGATTCTTATTTTGATCCATACACAGAAACAACTTTATATAAAAATGATCATATGAAAATTATTGAATATTCTAGATGTAAGAAAATATCTATTATGGACGCTGCAATAGAATTAGATAAACATTATAGTGTAGATACATGGTTAACAGAACAAATTGATGCCGATTTAAAATCATATAAGAAACAAACCGGAATGATTGAATATTCCGATATGATTAAACAGTTCATTGAGAAAGACAAATGTCCCCCACTCAACGTTGTCTTTTTGGATGAAGCACAGGATCTGAATCCTCTGCAATGGGATATGTTCAATTACATCGAATCAAGATGTGAGAGATCTTACATTGCAGGGGATGACGATCAAACGATTTATACGTTTCAAGGTGCTGATCCAAATATATTTATAAATTTAAAAGGTACTGTAGATGCAAGAGTTGAATCAAGACGATGTCCAAGAGTAATTCATAGAAAAGCATTAGATATATTACAACATGTAGATAATAGAATGATTAAAAGTTGGCTTCCTAGAGATGCAGAAGGACAAATTTTTGAAGATCAAACACTAGATAATATAAATTTTAGTAAAGGTGAATGGATGATTATTGCAAGAACAAATCAAATGTTAAATCCAATTAAAGCTCATTTAACTTCATTAAATTTAAGATTTACAAGTAAAACAAATACAATTTTATCAGATGAATTACTACAAGCTTATCAAGTGTGGCATAGATTAAATCAAGGTGCAACCGTTGGATCTGAAGAAGCAAAGGCAGTTTATAAGGTTTTAAATTACAATATGGACCATGTTGAATATGGATTTTCAAGCGGCAAGTCATTAGATACTGTAGATTTTGTAGATATAGATGATCTGATGCTAAATCATGGGCTTCTGGTGACTGGGAGCTGGGAGCAATTAAATTTTAAGGAAGATACAAAACTTTATATTAAATCATTATTAAATAGTGGTGATGATTTATTTAAACCTGCAAGAATTAAAGTATCCACAATACATGGTGTAAAAGGTGAAGAGTGTGAAAATGTAGTTTTATATACAGGGATGGAAAAAATTATATATGACTCTGCATTAAGAAATCCTGATCCAGAACACAGATTGTTTTTTGTGGGTGTAACAAGAGCAAAAGAAAATCTTTATATCATGCAGCCAGATATAGAAGATCATTATAACTATATACCAGGAGATCCAATACTATGACAAACAAAGCGTTCTTTAAACAAATAGGAGGTTCACATTATAAAAAATATAAAATACAGCCCTCTAGATTCATTAACGATAATAAGATACTGTTCGCTGAAGGTAATGCAATTAAATATATTTGCAGACATCAAGATAAAGGTGGAAAGCAAGATTTAGAGAAAGCGATTCATTACATACAAATGATAATAGAAAGAGACTATGATGTTTAGAAAACCAAGAACAATGGTGTTTATTATGGGATTAATAACAGTTTTATGTATGTACTGTTATTTGAAAGGAATCATTTAAATGTTTGAAGCTCAGAAAGAATGGATTTGTCCAGAAAATTTTCCTGATTTAAAAGGATATAAATATATTGCAATAGATTTGGAAACTAAAGATCCAGATCTTAAATCAAGGGGATCTGGTGCAATTATTGGTAATGGTAATATTGTTGGTATTGCTGTAGCTGTTGAAGGATGGTCAGCATATTATCCAATTGCTCATGAAGGTGGTGGCAATATAGAAAAAGAAAAAGTTTTAAATTGGTTTAGAGAAGTTTGTGCAACAGATGCTGTAAAAATATTTCACAATGCAATGTATGACGTATGCTGGATTCGGGCGGCGGGGATCCAAATCAAAGGACACATTGTAGATACAATGGTGATGGCATCATTAATTGATGAAAATAGATTAGCATATACATTAAATAGTATTTCATTTGAATATCTTGGAGAAGTTAAAGATGAGAAAGCTTTGAATGAAGCAGCTCAATCTTGGGGAATAGATCCTAAATCTGAAATGTATAAACTTCCAGCAATGTATGTTGGAAATTATGCAGAAAAAGATGCACAGTTAACATTAGAATTGTTTAAAGTGTTATCTCGTGAAATACAAAAACAAAATTTACAAAATGTTTTTGATTTAGAAACACCATTGTTTCCATGTTTATTAGATATGAAATTTAAAGGAGTAAGAGTTGATATAGAAAAAGCACAATTGTTGAAACAACAGCTAACAAAACAAGAGCATGAATTGTTATTAAAAGTAAAACAAGAAACAGGGATAGAGCCACAGATTTGGGCTGCAAGAAGTATTGCAACAGTTTTTGATAAGCTTGGCCTACATTATGAAAGAACCGACAAATCACAAGCACCTTCCTTTACAAAGAATTTTTTACAAGAACATAAACACCCTATAGTTCAAATGATTGCTAAAGCAAGAGAAATAAATAAAGCTCATACAACTTTTATTGATACAATTTTAAAATTTACTCATAAGGGAAGAATCCATGCTGACATCAATCCAATTAGATCAGATCAAGGTGGAACTGTTACAGGAAGATTTAGTTATGCAAATCCAAATCTTCAACAAATTCCTGCTAGAAATAAAGAATTAGGACCAATGATTAGATCATTATTTTTACCAGAAATTGGCCATAAATGGGGCTGTTTTGACTATTCTCAGCAAGAACCAAGACTTGTTGTACACTATGCAGCTACGACTGAACCAATTTGTTTTGATGAATCTGTTACAAAAATAGTAGATGAATTTAAAAATAACTCTGTAGACTTTCATAAGACAGTTGCTGAAATGGCAAATATATCAAGAGACCAAGCTAAAACAATTAATCTTGGATTATTTTATGGAATGGGTAAAGCTAAACTTCAAGCTGAACTTGGATTGAATTCAAAAGAAGAAGCAGAAAATTTATTTAATCAATATCATACAAACGTTCCATTCGTAAAAGAATTAATGAATAAAACATCAGCTCATGCTCAAACATCGGGATCTATTGGAACATTACTTGGTAGACGTTGTAGATTTAATAAATGGGAACCAGCAACATTTGGTATGCATACAGCAATGTCATTTGAAGAAGCTGAAAGAACTTATGGAAGAGGAAGAATTAGAAGAGCAATGACATACAAAGCTTTAAATAAATTAATACAAGGATCTGCAGCTGACATGACAAAGAAAGCAATGTTAGATTTATATAAAGAAGGAATTATTCCACATATTCAAATACATGATGAACTAGATATTTCTGTTGTTGATGACAATCAAGCAAAGAAGATTGTTGAAATAATGGAGAACGCCGTTACTTTGGCAATCCCAAACAAAGTAGACTATGAATCCGGTGAAACTTGGGGAGATATATATGGTTGATTATGGCATATTTAAATGCAAATATACCTCCAATCTACTGTAAAATAAGGAGAGAATATTTATATGACTTACGACAACATCAAGGAGAAACTGAAGACTGCGTGGTATTTGCTTTGGGGAGTATTAGCGGGCGTGCGACGTTGTTTCATTGTTTACTCAGCAACGGTGCGATATATTGGAGACTTCCTATCTCTGCTTTTGTTCAAAGAGGAAGCGGCAGTACTTTGTATAGCACACAGATGGAACATCAAGATCTCGACGATCTTCAGCTATGGAATTCATTTAGTTATTATCCTAGTGTTATTGTTTTTGATTTTTTAAAAGGTCAAAGATGCAAATATCTAAGTAAATCAAAGAAATTTATTCATGGCGAATATTTATTTACTATTGACTGGGCGCATCCAGATAGTAATATCTTGGATACAGAACACTCTGAAATCCCTCATGAACATAAGTGTGGGCACGTTCTGGCTCTTGATAACGGTAATTACGCTATCATGCCTAACAATCGCATTCTTTGGAATGTGCCTAGTTTTACTACTTCATCACATTGGCCTGATTATAAGGTACAAACTTCTAAATGGAGTGTGGAAAACAAGGATTGGATAACAGAGGACTCTGATAATATGTTTTATCAAGTGGAAGATAAAAAATGAGTAGTGAATTTAAATTAAGTGACCAAACAAATATAGCATTACCTATTAAAAACATAGTTGCTATTGTATCTGCTATTGTTGTAGCGGTATGGACTTATTTTGGTATTGTTGAAAGATTAAATAGATTAGAGACTAATGAAAAGCTAATGGCTCAAGATCTTTTAAAAAAAGCAGATCAAACTCCTAAGAATCAAGAATTATTTATGTTAATTGAATATCAAGCTAAAACAATAGAAAAACATACAAAACAATTAGAAGAAAATGTTCACACTAAAGTATTAATATCTCAATTAGAAAAAAAAGTAGATAAATTAGAAAAAGAATTGGATGCAGTTAGAGGTAAATAATGATCGAAGTTGTATTTGCATTATTAATGTACATGAATGGTAAATTAGAAGGATATTCTCCTAAAGCTACTATTGCAGATTGTTTAGAACAAAAACGCAAAGTAGAACGCGATGGTAATCCTAGTGTTACTTCATGGAGTTGTAAAGAAGTGAAAGCCGTTGTAGAAGTAGATAAACATGGCGTTAAACGAATCAAAGAAGTTAAACAAGATTAATTGTATTAACAACCTAGCAGTTGGATGCTGCCTCTTAAATCAATGTAAATGTTATGACAATCAAGAATATAATAATAAAATATTTGATAGTAGCTCTACTAGCGTTTGTATTAGGTACATTTTTTCCAAATCCAGTCGCCAAGAAGAAGACTCAGAGTGAAACAGTCGCCTGGGCAAAACAACTAGGATTTGGACCTCCTAGGTTTGAGTACTCAAACGACAAAGAATTCATATCCTCCCTTAAAACCTGCATAAATTACTTAAATTTTGACATCCCAAGAAGACAAAGAATAAACACAGAACTAATAGTAGCTCAGGCTATTGTTGAAAGTGATTATGGTAGGTCACGATTTGCACGTGAAGGACACAACCTTTTTGGTATAAGAGTATGGTCAAAGGATGGTATGTTGCCTCATAGACAACCTGATTCAATAGATTGGAGAGTCAGGGTCTTTAAAAGTAAATGCGAATCTGTTAAGTATTACATAGAAATTCTAAATACAAAAAGAGCGTATGCAGAGTTTAGAAGAGTTAGAGAAATTACAGTCAATAGAGATCCTATTGCTATGGCTAAAACTTTAGATAACTTTTCTACAAATAAACAATATGAGAAGCACGTAATAGAAGTAATAAATAAATTAAGAAATGAAACTAAGTGAAAATTTTACATTAGACGAATTAACTAAATCACAAGAAGCAATACGTCTTAATATTCCAAATGAACCAAATGATGAACAAGTAACCAATTTAATATTACTTTGTAAAAATATACTACAACCATTAAGAAATCATTTTAAAATGCCGGTATCTATTTCATCTGGATATAGATCTGCGGCGCTTTGTGAAGCAATTGGATCATCTGCAACTAGTCAACATACCAAGGGTCAAGCAGCCGACTTTGAAATATTTGGTGTACATAATAAAGATTTAAGTGATTGGATCGTACAAAATCTTGATTACGATCAATGTATACTCGAATTCTGGACTCCTGATGATCCTAACTCTGGATGGGTTCATTGTAGTTACAATGATTCGGGTAACAGGAAACAATATTTGAATGCGCAAAGATTAAATGGTAGAATAGTTTACACAATATTGTAATGGAAAAATTTAAATTTAAAGCATCAATGTTTATAGATAATGTTCTTGGCATTTGCCCTGAATGTAAAGAAGAAGCATTTCTCGTTGCGATTGTAAGTGACTATTATAGATGCACAAATTGTGGTGAAGATACTAGACAATTTGTTAATGGAGTTATAAAATACATGAAATTAAGTAATGATGATAAAGAATTTATAAAGAAAAATGGCCCGAAAAGTCGCACTAGGTAACGGAAAATTTATCAAACAAACCAATAAGAAACGTCCGGGACGTCATTCTAAACGCCCTAATAAACGTAATAGTAGAAAAGAATATAAAGGTCAGGGAAGAAAACAATAGCCCTTGACATA